GTTATGCAGTAAGTTATCAGTTACAAAGTGGTGGTGATTACTATATTTATTAAGCATGGCTTAAGCCCCCCTTAAGCATTAAGATAAGATAAGAAAAGATAAAATAAGAAAAGATAAAATAAGAAAAGATAAAATTTGTACATAACACTTAACACTTTTTTTTACATTATATATATATGAAAGCAACAATTAACATACCTGAATCATTAAGTGAAATAACACTTGCACAATACCAGAAGTGGTACAAGATTAGTGAAACCAATGAAGATGAAAACTTCTTAAAACAAAAGATGATTGAAATATTTTGTAATGTTCCACTAAAAACTGTTTTATTAATTAAAGCAACTGATGTAGATAACATAACAAATAGTATAAACAACTTATTTAAAGAAGAACCTAAATTCATAGATAAGTTTACATACAAAGGAATTAGATTTGGTTTTATACCTAAACTTGATGAAATAACATTTGGTGAATATGTTGATTTAGATACTTATTTACCTGATTGGAATTTAATGCATAAAGCAATTAGTGTTTTATACAGACCAATAACATTAGAGAAGAAAAATAGATATTTAATAGAAGATTATGAAGGTGCTGATGTTTATGATTTGAAAGAAGTAAAATTAGATATTGTTTTTAGTAGCATTGTTTTTTTTTACAATTTAAGAAAAGAATTGCTGAAACATATCATGAACTATTTAGCAAAGCAAAAGAACTTGAATCTGCCACAGCATCTGAAGGGTTTTCTGAAAAATGGGGATGGTATCAGTCAGTATATGGATTGGCACAAGGTGATGTCAGGAGGTTTAATGAAATCACCTATATGAAATTACACACATGCTTACAATATTTAGCATTTGAAAAAGATAAGCAAGAGTTAGAAAAACAGATGTTTAAAACAAAAAAATGACAAGAGAACTAATATTAGAGAAACTTATGGAACAGGAATTAGTAGATAAAGATGAGTATGTAATATTAGCAGATGGGTTTGAAGATGCATTTATGGGTGTTACAACTAATAAACCAATTAGAGCAGTATATAATTACTGGAAGTGTTTAGAGTTATTAATGAATGATGAAGATGCAGATTTTGATGAATCAATAGATTGGTTAGATGAATTTATTAAAGAAGATTTAGGCAAGCATGCACCATTATATATAAAATCAATATGAAAAGTTTTTACAAAGTTATAGATAGTATTAGAGATGTAGTTAAAGCAGAACCATTTAACCATGAGGTTAGCTTTGGTGATATAGCTGATATAGATTTAAAAAAGCAATCACTATATCCATTATGTCATATTATGGTAAATAGTGCAACAATACAAAACAACTATGTAGTACATAACATGACTATTTTTGTTATGGATTTAGTAGATATTAGTAATGAGCAGACAAGAGATTATTTTATTGGTAATGACAACAGGCAAGATATACTAAACACACAGCTTGCACTTGCTACAAGAGTAATAAGAAGATTACAAAAAGCAGATACATATAGAGATGGTTATGAATTAATTAATGATGCTACTTGTGAACCATTCACAGAAAGATTTGATAATATGTTAGCTGGTTGGGCAGTAACATTTGATATAGGTACAACTACTGAAATGACTTATTGCTAATGGGAAAGTTTGAACAGGCATTAGAGAGGTATGCAAAGTATGTAATACAGCAATCAAGAAGCAACCTGTCAAGGAAAAAGCACAATGCAAGTGGTAACCTATATAAGAGTTTAAGTTATAAAATACAAGCTAATAGAGTAAAGTTTTTAAGTGATGAATATGGTTCATATCTTGACCAAGGTGTAAGAGGTGCTAAAAGTTATTATGCAGATAGAGCAACCTCATCAAGCCCATTTAGATTTACAAACAAGATGCCACCAAGTAGAGTGTTTGATAAATGGACAGTTAGAAAAGGAATAGCACCAAGAGATAAAGAAGGAAAGTTTATTAGTAGAAAGTCATTAAACTATTTAATAGCAAGAAGCATATACAGAAAAGGAATTAGAGCAACATTATTTTTCACCAAACCATTTGAAAGAGGTTTAGATTTATATGGTGATGAAATAATATCAGGTTACATTGATGATAATTTAACAATATGAGTACAATAATAAGAACAAGAAGTCCATTTTTTATTAGGACAACAAAACCATCACCAACAACTAATTTAAGTTATTTTCAAATAGATATAACCATTCATGGTGGTTTATCAGGTTCTACAACACCTTGTGATGATTTATATGCAACTTATACACTAAAGAAAAAAATACTACCTAATGAAACATCAGTTACATTTGAAATTAGTGAAATAGTTAATGACCATTTAATACAAACATTCAATGGTACTTATTCTAATAGTGCATTAACACAATCTGTTTGGGTTGACACATCTACAACAGCAAGAGAAGCTGATGGCACTATTATAGGAAGTGCAACAGCTAATACTTATTTAGCACAAGAAGGTTTTAACAAATTTAAAGAAGGTGTTAACTATACTACAGAACCAATAGCAATGATTAGTGCTGATTATTTAGAATACCATAAAGGTAGTTTTATCACTCTACCTATTAATGGTGAAAGAGTAAGCAGATTAACTTGGAAACTAAATGGAAGTACAATAACAACTGTTAACTATACTGATAATGGAAATCAGAACCAGAAAGTAAAATATGGTACAGTAAACACAGCAGCACAAAGCTATGATGAGGTTGTTGTAACTTATGATACTACACAAAACAAATCAATAACACTTAAAGAAATATCTGAATGCAAGTATGAAGTATTTAAAGTAACATTCTTAAATAGATGGGGTGCTTTACAAGATATATTTTTCTTTAAGAAATCTACTGAAAGTTTAGATACAAGAAGTGAACAATTTAATAGAAGCATATTTAAAGCAAGAGATGTATCATTAGAACCACCAGAAGAGGGAGTTGATTGTGTTGAAACAATTACATTTAATTCTTATTCTACTACAGCACATGCAAAGAAAACATTTAATGTAAATGGCACAGAATCAATAACATTAAATAGTGGCTTTGTTAGTGAAACAGGTAATGTATATTTTGAAGAACTAATGGTTAGTGAAAATATTTGGTTAACAGATGGTGATGGTGTAGTATATCCAGTTAATTTAAAAGATAGTAACTTTGTTTATAAGACAGGGTTAAATGATAGAATGATAAACTACACTATGAATTTTGAAATGGCATTTGATTTAGTAAACAACATTAGATAATGCAAAAGGTAATACTATATATACAACCTCAATTAAGAACAACTACTACAGCACAAGATTATGTAAGAGTTGATTTAATGGAAGAAGATTTAATCACACTTACACAGATAATACAAGATGTTAAAAACATTGAAAAAGTATTTACTGATTATAGTAGAACATTTAACTTGCCTGCAAGTAAAACAAACAACAAAATATTTAAGTATTGGTATAATCCTGATGTAGAGGGTTTTGATAACCAGATAATGTCAAATGCAAGAATTGAGTTAAATCACTTTGCATTTAAAGAGGGTAAAATAAGGTTAGAAAGTGTTACTATGAAACATGGTGAACCAAGTTTATATAAAGTAACTTTCTTTGGTAATACTACAACTGTTAATGATTTAATAGGTGAAGATAGTTTAACTACATTAGATTGGCTGAATAATTTTAATCATATAGCTAATGATACTAATGTTAAAAATGGTTTAGAAAATGGTATAAATTTTACAGTTAGTTCTGTATCATATCCTGATGCAATTATATATCCACTAATAGCACATAGTCAACAATACATTTATGATGCTACAGGTAATACAACTAATGGTTTAAATATTAGTACACATACTTCACATCACTTACAAAGGGGTGTAATAACTGAAGATTTAAAACCAGCTATATTAATAAAACATATTATAAAAGCTATTGGTGAAAAATATGGATTTACTTTTAAATCAGGTGAATTTTTTGATAGTGCTAATGTTAGCAATTTATATATGTGGCTACATAGAGTTAAAGGAAAGATGATAGCACCAAACTTTAAACTTGTTAATGATGCTACATTCACTTGTAATTCATCAGCTACTGTATGCAATCATTTTAGTTCAAGTTCACCTCCTATAGGGCCAGCTTCATTAAGTGGTAGTTATACTTTTAGTGATAATAATACTGGTGGAGAGCCAGAAGGATTTAGTTACACAACACAGGTTACACCAACAGTAGGCACAACAATATATACTTTAGAAATTATTAATGAAGTTACTGGTGAGGTTTTAGCTACAAAAGAAGATGTTACAGGAACACAATCAGTTGGAATAAGTTTAGGTTTTAGCACTCCAAATCCAATAACACAATCTGATGCATTTACACTAACAACAAGAGTTAAATCAAATAGTACAATACAATTTGGTGTAGAAATAGATTGTGAGCATTTTGTATTTAATAGTAGCACACAAACTTATGATACTTATGCTGGTAATTTTACATCTAACTCTTCTAACATATCAACTTCAGCAGATATTAATATTACAGACCAAATACCTGATATTAAAATATTAGATTTTCTTACAGGTGTATTTAAGATGTTTAATTTAACTGCTTATATTGATTTTAATGGTGAAGTAGTAGTTAAAAGATTAGATGATTATTTTTCAGGTGGTGAAACACATAATATTACAGAATATATAAAAACAGATACACATTCAATAGGCAAAACAATTCCATATAGTGAAATAGATTTAGAATATGTAGAAGCAAAGAGCATATTAGCACAAAGGTTTTTCAACACTAACAATAGAAAGTATGGTGAGATAGAATATAAAACAGATGCAACTGATAATAAAATATATAAAGTTACAGTACCATTTGAGCATATGTTATTTAGTAGGTTAAGTGATTTAACAACCAATATTTTTACAGATGTGCAAACAGGTTGTTTTTTAGATGAAGAATTAAACCCAAGCATAGGCCAACCATTGTTATTTTATGGTGTGCAAAGAACAGGAATTACTACAGGTATAAACTATGTATTTGGTACTTCAAGACCTGATACTTATGCAGCTTTATGCCCTACTGGTTCAAGTAACAGTACATTAACAAGTTACTATATGCCACACCATGCGAATGAATTAGGTAGTGTTAGTACAGCACCAACATACAACCTCAACTTTGGTAGTGAAATAGATACTTACAACTTGACTGATTATGCAGGACAAAATAATTCATTGTTCTTAAAAAACTATCAAGAATACATTACAAGAGTATATAACAAGAAAACAAGATTATATAGATATAGTGCAATACTACCACTTAAGGTATTACTACAACTAACACTTGATGATAAGGTAATAGTAGGAACAAGAATATTTACTATAAATACTATGACCACAAAACTACAAAGTGGAGAAACAGAGTTTGAACTATTAAATGAAGCACCAGAATGAAAATATTATTAGAAGCATTAGAATTTTGCAAAGAGAATAAATTATATGATAAGCATATAAACATTGCATTAGGAAAGAATAAAATACCATTAAGTATTAAAGAAGCATTAAACCAATTAAGATTAAAAGAATGTCAAGACAGGTAACAATAGAATTAATAGCAAACACAGATGAAGCTGTAAACAATTTAAAAAGTGTTGATAAAGAAATCAATAAAATTAATCAGGGTATAGAAACATCTGAAAAAGGTTTTATAGCAGCCAATAAAGATGCTAAAGCATTAAATAAAACAGTAGAAAAAACAACTGGTGTAGCAAATAAAGCAAAATTTAGTTTTAAAGCTATGGGGTTAGCTTTGAAAGCTATTGGTATTGGTTTATTAATAAAAGCATTGTCTATAGTTACAGAATTATTTTCTACAAATCAGAAAGTAATGGATGCTTTCAGTACTGCTATAAATTTTATTACAATAGCTTTTAATGATTTATTTAATTTTTTGTATGATAATTATACTGTTGTATCAGATATATTCAAAAAAATATTTGATGACCCTATAGAAAGTGTTAGAGCATTAGGGCAAGCAGTATATGATTTTTTAATAGTCAGGTTTGAACAATTTACAGAAACACTTGGGTATTTAGGGCAATCATTATCAGAATTATTTGCTGGTAACTTTGCTAAAGCATGGGAAATAGCAAAAACAGCAGCAGTAGAATCTGTTGACATTATTACAGGAACTGATGAAGGTTTAGAAACTGTTACAAAAACTGTTACTGAAGTTGCAGGTGCTATTACTGATTATGCTGTAGCAACTTATGATGCAGCAGCAGCACAAACAGAATTAGCAAACAATGCTGAAATAGCAGCAGCTAAAAATCAAGGTTTAGTAGAACAATATGATTTACAAGCTGAAAAATTAAGGCAAATAAGAGATGATGAAAGAAATACTATAGAACAAAGAAAACAAGCAAATGATGATTTATTAGAAATTCTTAATAAACAAGAAACAGCAATGAAATCCAATGCAAGAGAACAATTAAAACTTGCAGAGGCAAAATTAAAAATGGATGATGAAAATGTTGAGGCAATAGTACAACAAACTGAAGCATTGAATGAAATAGCAGCTATTGAAGCACAAATAGCAGGATTTAGAAGTGAACAAGCTGCAAATGATTTAGCACTTGCAAAAGAAGAATTAGAATTAAATCAATCTGTTATAGATGGTGTTAATGAAAGAACAATAGCTGAAAGGCAAGCAACAGATGCATTAATACAAGACAATGTAAAAAGAATACAAGCACAACAAGAAACATTAGCTTTTGAAATGCAGATAGAAGTTGAAAGATTACAACAAAAAAGAGCATTATATAAAGAAGGAACACAAGCATATGTTGATGCTAATGAAGAATTATTAAACTACATATCTGATTCTAATATTAGAGTTATAGAATTAGATGATGAACTTGCAAAGGCACAGATAGAAAATGACCAAAAAGAAAAAGATAGTGCAAGAGCATTAGCAGCAGCAAAAATGCAATCATTATCAGCTACATTAAATGCAACTTCACAAGCATTAGGTAGTTTAGCAGAATTAGCTGGTGAGGGTACTAAATTAGGTAAAGCATCAGCAATAGCACAAATATTAATAGATACAGCAAGTGGTATTTCTTCAGCAATAGCAGGTGCAACATCAGCAGCAGCAGCAACAGGGCCAGCAGCACCAGTAGTAACACCACTATTAATTGCACAATTAGTAGGGCAAGTATTAGCAGGTATGGCAAGTGCTAAAGCAATATTACAAAAGGTAGAAGGGCCAACTGCATCATTACCAAGCAATGTAGCAACAGGAGCAGGTGGAGCAATACAACCACAAGCACCACAATTTAATATAGTTGGTCAAAGTGCATTTAACCAAATTGCAGGAGCATTAGGACAACCTATTCAAGCATATGTAGTAGCACAAGATGTAACTACTGCACAACAATTAGATAATGGAATAATAACAAGTGCCACATTAGGAGGTGGTTAAAAATAAATGATATGGAAATTATAGAATTATTATTAGATGAAAATGATGAGATGACAGGCATTGAAGCAGTAAGCATCGTTGAGAATCCTGCCATAGAATCAGATTTCATAGCGTTAAGTAAACAAGAAATAATGTTTGCAAAAGTAGATGAAGATAAAAAAATATTAATGGGAGCAGCATTGATTCCTAATAAACCAATATTTAGAAAAAGAAATGATACTATGTTCTATGTGTATTTTAGCAAAGATACAGTTAAAAGAGCAAGTGAATTATTTTTTATGAATGGTAATCAGAATAATGCAACTTTAGAACACAATATGGAAATCAATGGATTAACAGTTGTAGAAAGTTGGATAGTTGATGACCCTGAAATGGATAAGAGTAAGAAGTATGGTTTTGAAGTGCCTGAAGGAACTTGGATGATTAGTATGAAAGTAGAAAATGATGAGGTTTGGAATGATTATGTTAAAGAAGGAAAAGTAAAAGGATTTAGTATTGAGGGTTACTTTGCTGATAAAGCTAAAATTAGTAAACCTAATTTAAAAGCAGAGATGGAAGCTATTTTAGAAAGTGAAGCAGAATATATGTTAAGTAATATTAAAGCATTAATTAAAAAAGATAAAAGAACTAAAAATGGCAAGAAGATTACATTGGAAACATACAATGATTATCCATCAGGAGTTAGTAATAATGCTAAAAGAGGTATTGAATTTAATGAAAAGGTTAACAATAAATGTGCTACACAAGTTGGCAAAATCAGAGCGCAGCAATTAGCAAATAAAGAGAACATTAGTTTAGAAACTATTAAAAGAATGTATAGCTATTTAAGTAGAGCTGAAGAATACTATGATGAAGGCAATAATGAAGCGTGTGGTACTATTAGCTATTTACTATGGGGTGGTAAAGCAGGTTTAAGATGGTCTGAAAGCAAATTAAAAGAATTAGGTGAAATTAATCTTGCATCTATGGTAGTTGATGACAACTTTGCAATTATTGATGATAGGTTAGCTTATAGTTCACAAGAGAAAGCTGAAGAGATGGCTAAAAACATTGGTTGTGAGGGTTTTCATGTGCATGAGTATGAAGGCAAGGAATGGTACATGCCATGTGAAAAGCATGAAATGAAAAAACCTTGCCAAGCAGGTTATGAAATGATTGGATTTAAAATGAAGAACGGTAAAAGAGTACCTAATTGTGTACCTATAAAATAATAATTATGAAAAGAAAATGGAAAACACCAAGTAATACATCACCAACAGGAACTAAAAGAGCTTGTTTATGTGATGATGGAAAAACATATAGTAGAAAATGTTGTGATGGTTCACTACAAGCACAAGGCATAGGAAACATTACTGGAACACCATCATAAATTTTTTTTGTAAAAACACATAACACTACACACATTTTTTTACATTACTAATAAATATTTACTATGAAAGCAAATGACATACTAAACAAAATTAAAAATATTGTTGGTGTTGAACTTTCTGAAACAGTAGAATTAGCAGAATTAACATTAGAAAATGGTACTATTTTAGTATCAGAAGAATTTACTAAAGGTAATGCAGTATTCATCAAGGGAGAAGATGGAGAAATTGCACTACCAGTTGGTGAATATTCTTTAGAAGATGGTAGAGTGCTTTTTATAGTTGAAGAAGGTATCATTGATAGTATTAGAGAATCTGCTGAAACAGAAGAAAAAGAAGCAGAAGAAGAACTTTCTGAAGAATCAGTTACAGAAGAAACAGATGAAACTGTAGAAACTGAATTAGAAGAAGAAGAAATGAAATATGTAACTAAAGAAGAATTTGCTCTTGCAATGGATGAACTAAAATCTATGATTGAGAAAATGGGTTACAAGGACAAAGAAGAAGAAGAAATGTCCAAAGAAGAAGTTGTTGAAAACAAAGAAGAATTATCTGCTGAAACAGTTGAGCCAATCAAGCACAACCCAGAAGCAGAAACTAAAAATGTTAATTTTACTATAGCTGGTAAAAGAACAGAAACAACTAAAGATAGAGTATATAACAAAATATTTAATAACTAAAAAATAAAAAATGGCTACTACTACAAGTATAACAAGTACGTATGCAGGAGAATTTGCAGGCAAATACATCGCTGCTGCGTTACTTTCTGGTTCTACTATTGAGAATGGTGGAATTGAAGTAAAACCAAATGTAAAGTACAAATCTGTAATCAAGAAAGTTGCTACTGATGCTAATGTAATTAAAGATGCATCTTGTGATTTTACTGCTACAGGTGAAGTTACATTAACTGAAAGAATATTACAACCTGAAGAGTTTCAAGTAAACCTACAGTTTTGTAAGAGTGATTTCCAATCAGATTGGGAAGCAATTCAAATGGGATATTCAGCTTATGATAAAATGCCACCTAAATTTTCTGATTTTATTATTGGACATGTTGCAGGATTGGTTGCTGAAAAAACTGAACAAAACATCTGGGAAGGAACTGATGCTACTGCTGGAGAGCATGATGGTTTAGTAACACTTGCATTAGCTGATAGTGATGTAATTGATGTTGCTTCACACGCTGCTGTAACTGCTGCGAACGTAGTTGATAAATTAGGAAGCATTGTTGATGCTATCCCTTCTGCACTTTATGGAAAAGAAGATTTATACATCTACGTATCACAAAACATTGCAAGAGCATATGTTAGAGCATTAGGTGGATTTGGTTCTAATGGATTAGGTGCTAATGGTGTTAACAATCAGGGTACACAATGGTGGAACAATGGAGGTTTATCATTTGATGGTGTAAAAATCTTTGTTGCACAAGGTATGAATGATGATACTGCAATGGCTGCACAAAAATCTAACCTTTACTTTGGTACAGGATTACTTTCTGACCACAATGAAGTTAAGTTGTTAGACATGGCTGACCTTGATGGTTCACAAAATGTAAGATGCATTATGCGTTACACTTCAGGTGTACAATATGGAATAGGTTCTGATATAGTATTATACCACGCCTAATTAACTAATTAATAACAAGGGGGCTGGAATGCCCTCTTAATTTAAAATTAAAGATTATGGCATGTGATTTAACAAGAGGACGCAAAGTTCCATGTAAAGATGTTGTTGGGGGGTTAGTTAGAGCTTGGTTTGTAGATTTTGGTGATTTGGGAACAGTTACTGAAACTGCTGATGAGATTACTGACCTTTCTGGTACATTTACCGCATTTCAATATGACTTACATGGTACTAATTCTTTTGAACAAACTATTACAAGTTCAAGAGAAAATGGAACTACATTTTTTGAACAAAGCATTAGTTTACAATTTCCAAAATTATCTAAAGAAGATAATGCAGAATTGAAGCTGATGGCTTATGGAAGGCCGCATATCTGCGTAGAAGATAGAAATGGAAACTTCCTACAATTTGGATTGGTTCATGGTTGTGAGGTATCAGGAGGTACTATTGCAAGTGGAGCAGCATTTGGTGATTTAAGTGGATATACACTTACTTTCACAGCACAAGAAGCAAAACCAGCTAACTTTATAGCAAGTGGTACTTCTGCTGACCCTTATGCAGGAATGAGTTCTGCAACTGTAACTGTAACAGTAGGAACTAATAGCTAATATAGGCACTAATTCACAAAAGTGTGATTCATAATATATAGTTGATTGTGGAGGGTGAGTTTAATAGCTCACCTTTCTTTTTTAAAAAATTATGCAGATACTTACTTCAACAGGCACAAGAAACATTAACTTTATACCAAGAGAAACTATTAGTGGTTCAAAAGTGTATAGTGTTGTAATAAAAAGTGAAGCAAAAAACAAAGTTATATTAACTGATAGCACAGCAACATTTACAGAATTGGATTACTATTATCAATACAGCACAACACAAGCATTAGTAGAAAATAATTATTATTTAGTTACTATTACTAACACTACTGATGGAATTGTTATATTTAAAGACAAAATGTACTGCACAGACCAAACATTATCAGATTATGAAATATCTAATGGTGTTTATATAGAACAGAGTACAGGAAACAATGAATTTGTTTATTATGGATAATTTACATTTAATACAATTAAATCAATATGAAAGGCCTTCTATCACAGAAGAGAGAAACAGGGATTGGGTAGGCATAGGTGATAACAATGATTACTATCAATGTTTGATAGAGGCATATATGGATAGTACAACTAACCAAGCAGTTATAAATGGTATTGTTAATATGATTTATGGCAAAGGATTAGATGCTACTGATTCAAATAAAAAACCTGATGAATATGCACAGATGAAAGAAATACTTTCACCACATTGCTTAAGAAAGGTTTGTAATGATTTAAAGCTATTAGGTGAAGCATCTATACAAGTATCATACAAAGGTAATAGAGTAGGTAAGTTAACACACTTTCCAAGAGAAACTTTACGTGCTGAAAAGATGGATGCTAATGGTGAGATTAAAAACTATTATTATGCACCTGATTGGAGTAAAGTAACAAGAAACACTAAACTAACTAAATTTCCTGTATTTGGTAGTGGTGCAAAGAATGAAATATATATTATAAAAAGATTTGTGAGTGGTTACTATTACTACTCACCAGCAGATTACCAAATATCTTATGCTGTGCTTGAAAAAGAGATTGCTGATTACTTGATAAATGATGCACAATGCTCTTTTAGTGGCACTAAAGTAATTAACTTTAATTCAGGTATTCCTGATAGGACAAAACAGCTTGAAATATCAGAACAAGTAAAAGGAAAGCTCACAGGAAGTTATGGTGAAAAAGTAATTATAGCATTCAACAACAATGCTGAACAGAAAACAACTATTGAGGATGTACCACTTACAGATGCACCTCAACATTATGAATATCTATCAACAGAATGTCAGAGAAAGATAATGGTAACACATAGAGTAACTTCACCATTATTAATTGGCTTAAGAGATGGAAACAGCTCATTGGGTAGCAATGCAGAAGAAATTAAAAATGCAGCATTATTATTTGATAATGTAGTTATAAAACCTTACCAAGATTTAATTATAGATTGCTTGGATGAAATCTTTGCAGTTAATAATATTTCATTGAACTTATATTTTAAGACATTACAACCACTTGAGTTTACAGAGATTGATGAAGATTTACAAGATGCAGAAGCTATAGAAGAAGAAACTGGTATTAAGCAAGAAGAAGAAGAGCAAGCACAATTAGAAATGGCATTAGCTAAATCAAAAGATTTACCTGATGAATTTTATGATGATATTTTAGAAGGTTTACAAGGTGAGGTAATGGATAGTGATGAATATGAAATGATAGATATTAGGGATGTAGATGAGGAAAATGAAAGTGTTGAAGATTGGGCAAAGGATATGATTAAATTAAGCATAGATAGCAAAGAAGATGGTTTTTCATATTTAGATGCAAGTTACTATAAAGTAAGATACAAATATGTAAAAGGTAGTAGAAAGCCTAACAAATCAGGTAATAAGAGCAGAAGATTTTGTGAAGAAATGATGGCAAGAACAAAACAAGGCATAGTATATAGAATAGAAGATATAGATAAAGCAAGCAGAGATATGAATTTTAAAGCTGCTGAACTACCTATGCACAATGGTGAAAAGTATGACTTGTTTAGATTTAAGGGTGGTGTTTACTGCAAGCATAAATGGCAAGAGATATTATATAAAGTTAAAAATTTAGATGACAAAGGAAGCAAAGATTTAGGTGATTATAAAACTATTAGCAAAGCAGCATTTCCAAAGAGTTATAAGAAAAAACCTGTAGGAAGCAAGCAATCAGTTAAAGCACCTATTAATATGCCTAATAATGGTCATCATCCAAACTATAAGAAATGAGCAAGGCATTATTTGTAACAAGACAAGATATTTCAATTTTTACTGCTGCTAATGGGAGTATAGATAATGACAAACTATTACCATTTATAAATACTGCACAGGACATTCATATACAAAATTATTTAGGTACTGAATTATACAACAAAATTAAAAGTGATATAGTAGGTGGTACACTTGCAGGAAATTATTTATCATTAGTAACTGATTACATTAAACCTATGTTATTGCATTGGAGTTTAGTTGAGTATTTACCATTTGGTTCAGTTAACATAGCTAATGGTGGTATTTATCAAAAGAATCCTGAAAACAGCACAGCTATTAGTAGAGACCATGTTGATTACCTTGTTGAGAAGGCAAGAACAACTGCACAGTTCTACACTAATAGATTTATAGATTATATGCAAAACAATAATAACTTATTTCCAGAGTATTATAGCAATAGTAATGAGGATATGTATCCTGATGATGTTGCTAACTTTGGTGGATGGGTACTATAATAAAAAGATATGGCAAATACAATAGATTGGGGAAAAGCAACACAGAATAACACTAATGGATTTGGTAAATATCAAAACACTATTAATGCAGGTGATATTTATGAAGATTCTTGGGCAGGTGAAACTGCTTTAATTGGTACAAGTGCTGCATTTTCATATTCTAAAAGTAGTTACCATCAAGATGAAGCTGACCCAACACCAACTATTACAGGAACAACAGGAGGTAGTTTTGTTTGTACTTCAGGAGCTATTTTTGTTGATACAGGTAGTACATCAAGCTCTACAGGGCAGATTGATTTAGATGCTTCTACAATAGATACACATTTAATATCTTATACAGTTGGTGGTGTTACAGCAACTGCTAATGTTGGGATTACAGCATCTCCTTATCTTGAT